TAAATGATTTTATAGCATTACATAAAAAACGTAGTTTAACTAAAAAACAATTAGAAAATTTACATATAGATACAAAGAAGCAAGTAAAGAATGGTTCAGTGACAGATGGACCGCCTTGTTTACAAACGCTTTGTTCAGAAGGATTTCCTGAAGGAAGTAGAAATGATGGACTATACAATATTGGAGTTTATTTAAAAAAAGCTAAACCAGATACTTGGAAAACAGAATTAGAAACTTATAACAATAGATATATGAAACCACCTTTGAGAAACCAGGAGGTGGAAACAGTAAAAAAATCATTAGATAAAAAAGATTATCAATATAAATGTAAAAGTCCTCCAATATGTAATTTTTGTGATTCAATAACCTGTCAAACTAGAAAATTTGGAATTGGTAGAGGAAATTTAATGCCAGAACTTACAAATTTAAGAAAATATACTTCCGAACCTCCTTTATGGTTTATCGATATTAATGGTAGAACCGTGGAAGTTGATACTGATACTTTATATAAATTTGATGATTTTTCTAAAGCATGCATGGGACAGATTGATATTCTTTTGCCTCATATCGGACAAACTATATGGAAAAAGAATCTAGCTTTATTATTTCCTAAAACAGAAGACAACGATGAATTTTTTATACAAGCTCCTGAAAGTTTAAAACCAGAGAATATATTGAGAGAACATTTAGAGGATTTTATAACAGATTCATACAAAGGTAATAAGCTAGAAGATATATGTAATGGATCCGCTTTTTCTGAAGATGGTATAAGTTATTTTAAATTTAAAGACTTTTGGAAATTTCTTAAAAATACAAATGAATGGAACCTTAGAAGAACAAAAACGGTTCTCTTACTTAAGAAAAAATTTAATGCGTCCGAAGACAAAGTTTTTCCAAAAATAGGAGACAAAACAATTGATGTTCGTGTTTTTAGAATGCCAGAGCCAGTAGAAAAAGTAATAGATAAAAAAGCTCCAGAAATAGAGAAAGCTAAATGGCAGAAAAAGTAATAAGAACTATTATTCCTGGTCCTCCAGGCACAGGGAAAACTTATCGTTTAATAGAAGGACCAAACAGTTACCTTAGACAAGAATTAAGAAAAGGTACACACCCATCAAAAATAGCCTACTTGACTTTTGGTAAAGATCCAACAGAGGAAGTACAGAGAAAACTAGCAGGTATAGTAAAGGAATTTACTCAATACAAATTAGATAAAGATTTTCCTTTTTTTTCAACTATGCACGCCATGGGAAAAAGAAACAATACAAAATTTACAAAAAACAATTTGTTAACTGGAAAAGAATGGAATGGATTCAAAACTTATATTCAAAAAAGCCAAGGGAACGATTATTTTAGTAGATTTCCTTATGATGAAAAAGAAAATGAAGACGGTGTCATGACTTTTGGAAATCAATATTTAAAAGCTGTTAATCTTTCTAGATGTAGAAAAATACCACTAAGAAAACAACACAAAGAAATGCTAATAGACTATCCTAACTTTAAATATTCTAAACTAGAAGTTTTTGTTAACCACTTAACTCAATATAAAAAAACTAAACCAATGTTTGATTTTACTGACATGATTGACTTGTTTGAAAAAGATAAAATAATGAACAACTTAAATCTAGAGGTAGTTTTTTTAGACGAAGCTCAAGATTTAAATCCTTTACAATGGGATATGTTTTTTTACATCGAAAAGCATTGTCGAAGATCTTATATTGCAGGTGATGATGACCAAACCATTTTTAAATTTCAGGGTGCTAATCCTACACCTTTTATTGAACTAAAAGGAATAATTGATGATAAAGAAACTACAGTTTCTAGAAGAGTTCCCAAAAAAGTTTTTGATAAAGCTAAAAAAATATTAGAATGTATAAAAGAAAGAATGCCTAAAAAATGGGAACCAAAGGAAGAAGAGGGAGACTTTATACCTAACCAATTATTTCATAATCTAGATTACAGCAAGGGACAATGGTTTTTATTATTCAGATGGAAAAAAGATAATTTAATGGTTAAAAAAGTTAAAGAACATTTTTACCGAAAGCATATTTACTTTGACAAAGGTAATAATCTTTTACCACTAAAACTAGCAAGAGCATTAATAACCTGGAAAAAATTAAATAATAAAGAAGCGATACGTGGTGAAGAAATTACGGATATTTGGGAATATATGAGTGGTAAAAAAATTAAACCAAAAGGTAAAAATTTAGAAAAATTAAAAAAAGCAAGAAACGAGCAACTAACTCTAGAAGAATTAATGGCTGAATATGGTATACTATGTCAAGGTAAGTGGCAAGAATGTTTTGATCTTATAAAAAATTCAGGACAAATTAGTTATATTGAAAGTGTAGAAAAAGATTTAAATCCAAAGGAAAAATCAAGAGTTAGAATAAGAACTATTCACGGAGCAAAAGGGGACGAAGCAGAAAACGTAGTTATTTCTCCAGATATGCCAAGACCAGCATGGAAGAGCGCAAAAAGAGATCCTGATACTGAACATCGAATGTGGTTTGTTGCCGTGACCAGAGCAAAACAAAAAGTTTATTGGTTAAATCCCGAAACTAAATACTCTTACAGAATTGGAAATAGGAGGATTGCATGAGTGTATATGATAAACAAATCGGTGGATCCCACTACAAGAAAATGAAAATTCAGCCAAGCAAGTTTGTTATTGAGAATGAGTTGCTTTTCCCAGAGGGATCCGTTATAAAATACATCTGTAGACATCGTTTTAAAAATGGAAAGGAAGATTTGTTGAAAGCAATACACTTTATTGAAATGATTATTGAAAGAGATTACTCAAAAACCGAAACTAAAAATCCAACAGACAAGAAAAATTATTGGGGCATCTTAAAAAGATGATGTTCGAAGCTCAAACCGAATGGATAGCTCCGGACAACTTCCCAGATTTAAGTGGATATAAACTTATAGCAATAGATTTAGAGACAAGAGACCCTGATTTAAAATCAAAAGGATCAGGCGCTGTAATTGGTAATGGTGAAATTATCGGCGTTGCTGTTGCTGTTGATGGTTGGTGTAAATATTACCCCTTTGGTCATGAAGGTGGTGGTAATTTAGATAAAAAGAAAATTTTAAGTTGGTTGACTGATGTTTGTGCAACAGAAGCAACTAAAATATTTCATAATGCAATGTATGATGTTTGTTGGTTACGCTCCTATGGAATTAAAATTAATGGTCATATTATGGACACGATGGTTATGGCCTCACTAGTTGATGAAAACAGAATGCGTTATACTTTAAATGCATTAAGCTGGGAATATTTAGGTGAAAGAAAGAGTGAAACTACATTATTTGAAATAGCTAAAAACTGGGGTATAGATCCTAAAGCAGAACTCTACAAATTACCAGCTATTTATGTAGGTGAATATGCAGAAAAAGATGCTTCTCTTACGTTGGATTTATTCAAAAGACTATCTTCAGAAATAAGAAAAGATAATTTAACAGAAATATTTGATTTAGAAACACAACTTTTCCCTTGTTTAGTTGATATGAGATTTAAGGGCGTCCGAGTAGATGTCGAAAAAGCACACCAGCTGAAACAAAAATTACTTGAACAAGAAAAAGGGTTGCTGCAAGAAATAAAACGAGAAACACAGATAGATGCTCAAATATGGGCAGCAAGATCCATTGCCACAGTTTTTGACAAGTTGAAATTACAATACAAAAGAACTGAAAAAACAAATGCCCCATCATTTACTAAAAACTTTCTTCAAGAACATGAACATCCTTTGGTTAAAAAAATTGCTAAAGCCAGAGAAATTAACAAAGCTCATACAACATTTATAGATACCATATTAAGATATGAACATAAAGGAAGAATACATGCAGATATAAACCAAATAAGATCTGATCAAGGTGGCACTGTCACTGGAAGATTTTCGTATTCTAATCCTAACTTACAACAGATTCCCGCTCGTAATAAAGACTTAGGTCCACTGATTCGATCTCTATTTGTCCCAGAATCAGGTTGCGAGTGGGGATGTTTTGACTACTCTCAACAAGAGCCAAGACTGGTTGTACATTTTGCAGCAACAACTCCTGTAATTAAAGAAAACAATTCAGTAAAAGAAATTGTAAATAACTATTCCAACAACGACATTGATTTTCATAAAACGGTTGCAGACATGGCAGGGATTAGCAGGATTCAAGCTAAGACTATTAATCTTGGATTATTTTACGGAATGGGTAAAGCCAAGTTACAAGCAGAATTAGGTTTAAGCACGAAGCAAGAAGCTGAACAATTATTTAATCAATATCACGATAGAGTTCCCTTTGTAAGAGACCTTATGAATGAAACATCCAGGTGGGCTTCAAGAGAAGGAGAGATAAGAACACTTTTGGGAAGAGGCTGTAGATTTAATAAATGGGAACCAGCGCAATTTGGAATGCACACACCTATGACTTGGGAGGATGCAGTTAAGAAATATGGAGAAAATAGAATTAGAAGAGCTTTTACTTATAAAGCATTAAATAAATTGATACAGGGATCTGCTGCAGATATGACTAAAAAATCAATGCTTGATTTATATAAAGAAGGTATTATAGCTCATATACAAATCCATGATGAATTAGATTTATCTGTAGAATCTAAAGAACAGGCTAATAAAATCATTGAGATTATGGAAAATGCTGTTAGATTAGCTGTTCCCAATAAAGTTGATTATGAATCAGGAAAAAATTGGGGAGATATATATGATTAGGAGGAAAACATGGAAATGATAAGAGAAGCAATTGAGCACATGTGGAAAGATCACAGAAAAATGGTGATCGGTGCCGGAGTTGTACTTGTGATTTTGATAATCGCAGCACTATAAGGATTTTATGATAGATGGCATACTTAAACGCAAATATTCCTGCAACCTATGCACAAGTCAGGAGAGAATATCTTTATGACCTTAAGAGTCACCATGGAGAAGTGGAAGACTGTATTATCTTTGGTATGGCATCGATTACAGGATATGCCATACTCTTTCACGCAATTATGGAAAATGGTGCTGTCTTCTATCGTCTACCGATTAGCGCCTTCATACAAAGAGGCTTTGATGTCGAAAAAGTTCCTAGGATGCGACTTGACGAGTTGGAGCTTTGGAATAGTTTTAGTTATTATCCTGCTATCACTACTTACGATATTCTAGCAGGACAATCTGGGAAATATATAGGAAAAGATAAGAAATGGTATTACGGCAATTATCTTTTTACAGTTGACTGGAGCCACCCAGAGGGTAATATAGTAGATACGGATCATTCCGAAATTCCGCACGAACATAAGTGCGCACACATACTTGCCTTGGAAAACGGCAACTATGCGGCTCAGCCAAATAATAGATTAATATGGAGTATTCCATCTTTCACGGTGAAAGATGAAGTTCCAAATTGGAAGGTACAGACCAGTGATTGGACTGTTGAAAATAGTCGTAGATGGAGAACTGAAGACTCGGACAAATTCTTCTATGACATTGAGGAGAACAAGGATGATTAAAAAATGGTGGAAAAAATTTGCAGATTGGCTTTGTAAAGATCTGTACAAATAATTATGACTGATAGATTTTGTAAAAAATGTAATCATTTGTGTCATTGCGTAGAAGCAGATCACTCAGACTGTAAGTGTGAGAACTGTGAGTGCAATGGTCTT